GGCGTGAGAAACCGGATGCTTTCTGGAGCAAACGTTTTGGAAAGGATGTGACTCCCAGATGGGTGTTGCAGTACTTTGGCACTGAAGTCATGCGACAGAACATGCATGATGCCATATGGATTGACAGTTGCATGGCCAGATACGATGGCCGACCCACAGTGATAGCGGACACGAGATTTGAAAATGAGATCAAGACAATACGAGAAATGGGCGGTAAGATTGTGCTGGTCAAACGTGGCACTGATCCCGACTGGTTCACCGACTACGTGGAAGGCAATGTGGTACCAAAACACATACATTCCTCCGAATATGCCTGGGCTAAATCCGAGTATGATCACCTCATAGAGAACAATGGTACAAAAGAGGAACTATACAACAAGGTTGATGACCTAATCGTCAGCAACAAGATCGCCCACACGCCAGCCGAGTCTGCGTACACTGTTTAATCTCTGACAATTAGCACACACTGTTTTTAAATTATTTGAAGATATATTACGCATATCGCCATCTACAAATAAGACATCTAACTGAGATATTTGTTGTGCTTTAAATCCACAGAGCTCACACTTTTTATGTTTCTTATACCCTGATCTCTGTAAGGGAGTAACACCTCCCACTCTCTTACCTGCTTTTTTCCTATTGCAAGTATCACACAAACTACGCCAGTATATTCTACCATACCGCTGGTAGGCATATGCTCTAGGTTTAGATTTACACTGTTTACATATGGGTCTGTCCTTGTATCGCATAACAGTATTTACGTTGCCTATATAGGCACCAGGAAAACGGTAAATTTTATCGTAAAAACCGTATGATCTAATAAATAACTCTAGTATACACGTAACTTGCAAGGAGAATACGAAAAATGGCTTTAACATCACCAGGAGTAGAGGTTTCAGTAATAAACGAAAGTTTCTACGTACCATCAGATGCGGGTACAACACCACTATTCATAGTAGCATCATCACAGGACAAGAAGAATGGAGCGGGCGACGGCACAGCGGCAGGAACAACAACAGCCAATGCCAACACTGCTTATTTGATCTCGTCACAGAGAGAATTAACAGAGACTTTTGGAGATCCAAAATTTTACACAGACACAGCAGGAAATTCACTACACGGTTATGAATTGAATGAATGGGGTCTACAAGCGGCCTACAGTTTCTTAGGTATAGCCAACAGAGCATATGTTTTAAGAGCCAACGTTGACACTTCCCAATTGATCGGAAGTGCTTCGGCTCCTACCGCAACACCAACAGATGGCACATACTGGTTTGACCTTGCATCTACCAGTTATGGTATCTTTCAGTGGAGCAAAACTGATCAGAAATTCACAACAATCACACCAACGTTGATCACAACAGTTACTGACCTGGTAGGTAACGTGTCAACAGGTGCACCAAAAACATCAGTGGGATCACAGGGAGATTATGCGATCAACACCACCCATGTTTCAAACAAGATCTACAAGAAAACTTCAAGCAACACTTGGGTACAACTAGGTTCAAGCGCATGGCATTTGAGCTTACCGGTTATCACAGTTGCCTCAGGAACAACAGTAACTAGTGGACACTCAATGAGTGTAAATGGTGTGAGTGTTTCTCCAAGCGGCACAGCACTTTCGGATGTGGCAACAGCATTCACTAATGCTAATGTACCTGGAGTATCAGCAAGTGTTAATGCAACAACAGGTAACTTAGAAATCTTCCATAACGGTTTAGGTTTTGGTGATTCGACTCAAGGTTACAACACAATTAGATTTGAAGCCGGCACAGGTACTTTATTATCTGACTTAGGAATCATAGCCAAAGTTTATAACGGTGTGAAATTCCTACAGGCCAAACATACAAACAGACCTACATGGAAGACAGCAGACGAAGACAGACCTAACGGTTCAGTTTGGTTCAAGACAACCAACGCCAATGCGGGTGCCAACATCGTTGCCAAACTATACAGCTCGTCAAGTGCTAGTTTTGGCACAGTATCTGCTCCATTGTATGCCACAAACCACTCAGCGATCTACAACCTAGATCCATCAACGGGTGGCACAGGATTATCTGCTGGCACACTTTACACACAATACAACATCACTGAACAATCAGTGGACGGACAGTCAGACATCACACCAAACGTGGGTGACTTCCAACTGTTCAGATATGAAGGTGGACAGACTATAATAAGTTCTAAGACCACACATCCAACGTTCACGCACAACGAGACATTCACAGTGAGAGAATCCGTGAAGAACCAAGAAGCGTTGGCGGCGGCCAAGACAGTTACAATCCAATCAAGTGATGGATCAACACTGGCTGACAAGGAAGACTTCGTGACAGCATTCACAGCCGCTGGTTTCACAAACCTAGAAGCATCCATAATCACAGCAGGTGAGTACACGGGTGCTATACAGATCAAACACAAACTGGGTGGTGACTTCAGGATGAACAACACATCAGGAACTCCACTAGATGATGCAGGTTTTGGTACCAGTGACGCACACAGTTACGGTGGATACACCGCGAACAGCACAACACTGGTTGACAACTTATACGTGGCACCAACAGGTGACTCTGAGGACTCAACAGTGGGTAACGAGGTTATCGCTACAAACTGGAAGAGATTGAGCTACACCGCTTCAACAAGTGCTCCTAGCAACGAGCCAACAGATGGCACACTTTGGTACGACACCAAGATCGACGAAGCAGACATCATGGTACACAACGGTACCACATGGGTTGGATACAAGAACCAGTACGCTTCTACAGATCCAAATGGTCCACAGTTCAGTGCCACAGCACCGACCACACAGTCAGATGGCACAGCACTCGTGACCAATGACTTATGGATCGACACAAGCGATCTTGAGAACTATCCAAAACTCTACAGATACAACATATCTGCCACATTGAGTTCAAGCAACACATCAAACCAGGTGGTTGTCACCACATCAGGTGCGGCGTGGGAATTGATCGACAAGGCAGATCAAACCACTGAAGACGGAGTTGTCTTCGCAGATGCTAGATGGCACACTTCGACCGACAGGAATGCCAACAACAGCACACAGGCGGGCACCGCTTCCACAATCAAGAATCTTTTAAGTGACAACTTCTTAGATCCAGATGCTCCGGATCCAGCACTTTACCCACAAGGTATCATGCTGTGGAACACTAGGAGAAGTGGTTACAATGTGAAAGAATACAAGAACAGTTACATAACAACGACTGCTTATCCTGGATCGGGTTCATCAGGATTGGGTAACATCAGATACAACAACGAATCAGTTGCTGGTTACTACCCAGACAGATGGGTGACCAAATCAGGCAACAACGCAGACGGCTCTGGCACTTTTGGAAGGAAGGCACAGAGAAAAGTTATCGTGGCACAACTGAAATCTGAGATGGACACCAACCAAGCGATCAGAGAAGACCAAAGAGGCTTCAATGTTATTGCTTGTCCTGGATATCCAGAATTAATACAAAACATGATCAACCTAAACACGGACAGAAACAACACAGCGTTCGTGGTAGGTGACACACCTTTGAGATTAGCAGGTACAGCCACAGCTATCACCAACTGGGCAAACAACACAGCGGCCGCCACAGACAACGGCGAAGACGGTCTTGTTAGTTCAAGTGATTACCTGGGAGTGTTCTATCCTTCAGGATCAACCACAGACAACACAGGAAAAACCATTGTTGTTCCACCAAGTCACATGATGATGAGGGTATTGGCAAACAACGACAATGTTGCTTTCCCATGGTTCGCTCCAGCAGGAACAAGACGTGGAGTTGTTGACAACGTTACGTCAGTAGGTTACATCAACGCCACATCGGGTGAATTCCAAACAATATCTGTTACGGAGTCAGTGAGAGACTCAATGCACAACGTGAAAGTTAATCCGATCACATTCTTCTCAGGAGCGGGTATTGTTAACTTTGGTAACTTGACCAAGACATCGGCAAGTTCAGCATTGGACAGGATCAACGTTTCAAGATTGGCAGTGTATCTGAGAACACAGCTGGATGCTATCGCTAAACCGTTCATTTTTGAACCAAACGATGAGCTAACAAGAAACGAGATCAAACAAGCGATCGAGTCATTCATGTTAGAACTAGTTGGTCAGAGAGCGTTATACGACTTCCTAGTAGTATGTGATGACACAAACAACACACCTACAAGGATTGACAGGAATGAACTGTACGTGGACATCGCGATCGAGCCAGTGAAGTCGGTCGAGTTTATCTACATACCGTTGAGAATCAAAAACACAGGAGAAATCGCAAAGTTAGGGAACTAATTTTGAATAAATAGGAGAAACAGATGGCAATATCAACTTTATCAAAATTCACAGTACCGCTAGCGAACGATCAGAGTTCAGCATCACAGGGTTTATTGATGCCAAAACTACAGTATCGTTTCAGGGCGATCCTGGAGAATTTTGGAGTATCAACACCAAGATCGGAACTAACGAAACAAGTTATCGACATCACAAGACCGAGTCTTACTTTTGACAACGTGACACTGGACGTGTACAACTCAAGGGTATACGTTGCGGGCAAACATACTTGGGAAGCAATCACGATCAACTTGAGAGATGACGTCAACAACTCAGTGACCAAACTGGTTGGTGAACAGATCCAGAAACAGTTTGACTTCTTTGAACAGTCAAGTGCGGCAAGTGGAATCGACTACAAATTCACCACAAGGATCGAAATGCTAGATGGTGGTAACGGAGCCAGCGCACCAAATGTGTTAGAAACATTTGAGTTGTACGGTGCATACGTTGAGAGTGTCAACTACAACACGTTGGCATACGCGACATCAGAACCGGCGACAATCACCATGCAAATCAGATACGACAACTGTATCCAGACTCCAACAGGAACTGGAATAGGTACAGCAGTATCTAGAACGATCGGTACTCTAAGTACAGGTGGTTAATCCAAATTAAGTTAACAATTATAAACATCAAAAGCGCCTTTATATGGCGCTTTTTTTGTGACCATAAATACCCATATGCCAAGCATTAACAACTTCTTACAAGGTTTCC